TTAGTCAAATTGACGGAAATAGTTGTGATTTACCGCGTAAATAATGCACAAAAAATGGTTTAGAGATAATATATTCAGATTGTATTGTTCTTTCTTTGTAATTTGTTGATTTTCTTGCATTATTTCAGTTCTCTGGTACTAAATGGGGCAAATTGGGGGCAAACTTTGCAACTACGATAACCGCGCATTCAACATGGCTATCTGTTCGTCGTTCATGTCATCAATCCACATACCGTAAATTTCATACACCATCTGCGCAGTTTCATGCCCCATTTGGCTGGCTATAAATGCCGGGTTCGCTCCTGCCGTCAACAGCCAGCAGGCAAAAGTATGCCGCGTATGGTACGGATTACGGCGGCGAATACCAGCACGTTTTACTGCTGCATTCCACCTTGCCCCCAAACTGCTTACCGAGTAATAAGGTTTCTGTTTTCCGTTACACACCCTGGGCATGAAAACAAAATGCAGTTTTTGCTTTTCGGTTCTGCCGTACTCCCGATGATAAAAGGTGATTTCGCTTTTGCGATGATGCCCGGTCAGTTTGTATTGCTCCTTCAGTGCTTCAAGAGCAGGCTGCAGTAATGTTACCGTCCGGATCCCGGCATTTGTTTTTGGGGGACCGAACATATCCAGTATCGTCAGGTTTCTTCTGACATTCACAGTTCCCTTCTCGAAATCCACATCCTCCCACGCCAGAGCTGCCAGTTCCCCGTGACGAAGCCCGGAGTAAACGGCAAATTTCCACAAGTTCTGGCTCTGTCCTTTTTCACTTTCCATTAATGCATTGAATTCTGTTCTAGATAACGGATCTGGCTTTATTCTGTTTCGCTGTAATTTTTTTACTCCTTCAAATGGTTTGTTTGATATAAATCCCGACTGATAAGCAAAACGTAACAAAGAACAGAGCAGGGCGATATAGTTATCAACTGTGCGCACTGTTCTTCCTTTTTTGTTAGATCTTGGATTATCCAGGTAAAGCGTTTCTCCATGCAACAGTTCATTCCGGTAATTTAAGATATCGCTATAACGAATATGTGATATCGGGGTACTTTCAGAGATTATTATCCTGAGTGTTTTTAATTGTGATTTCGTTTTCTTCATTGTGTTTGTTGTTAACTCTGTCTCTTTAATTTTTGCCCAGATATCACAAAGCTCCCCGAATGTTTTTATGACCCTCGTTGTCACCATTTTTGCCCCAGTGCTGGACTGGGGAAAACGTCTTAAATACTCGAATTCGCCGGAATTGATTTCGTGAACTATCAACGCTCTTAAATTCCCGGCTTTTTTAATATTACTGTTAGTAACCTCCCAGCCTTTCAATGTTTCCCGACATCGTTTTCCTCGAAACATGAACCAGATGCGAATGTATTTACCCCGAATCTCGACACCTGTTGGTAATTTAGACATATCATGAGTCTTTGATAAACTGATTTATCTTCGGATAGTTGTACCAGATAATCCCTCGCTTGCTGTCTGGCTTACCTAAAGGAGATACTCGTTTGAAGTGAAAGCCTTCCACCCAGCAATTCTGACGGTATGCTTCAATTTGTCTGGCCCCCAGACCAGTACGAAGCATCAGACCGTATTCAACCATCCACTCTTCATTAAAAATCACTTGTGCCATCGCATCACCTCTGGCGGGCGACAATATTAGACTGAAATTGACGCCCGACGTTGATTATTAATAATCAGCTATGAAGTTTTAATTTGAATACAATGCAACTCACGAGGACAGAAGTTTCTCGCAATTAAAATTTATCAGTTTTACTTTCTGCTCTCTGGAAACGCCTGCTTCTTTTTTCCCTGAGAGCATTTTTTCGCATTCTGATTTCGTTAGTTTAGATTTTGAATATCTTGTCCAGTTAGTAGGAGTGCCACCTTCCTTTTCAATTGTAGCGGTAATTTTATACATGAACGCCTCCATTAATATTTTCAGTGGTTCGTTTATTCCATCTTTCGAGCGCTTCTTTTTCACTTCCACCATAGCCAGTTCGGGATTCGCATCCGTTGCATTTTGCCCGGTAATATCCTGAAATGTCTTTCACCGTTACTGATGGACAACCACAAAACGGACATGGTTTAACATCGTCATATCTCAAAGTTTTTGTCATAAAAACTATCTCACGTTGGCGGTGCATTACACCGCCAGGCTGGATTATTCTTCTGGATTATCGATTACACTGTATTCCCCGGCTATAACCGATATGTCGTCTGGATTAATTGTTTCCACCTCTTTTCCATCCATCGATACTGCACGCTGGATTTCAATAGATACCGGCAGATACTTGAACAGTTTTCGTATCACTGTCTTTTTGGCCATGTCTTCAAAGTGTTCATCCCAGATGGACGACGCCCCTTTTGACGCTGCGTTTTTTGCCGCCTTGCTGTGTGTGTCGCGAACTTTTTCTACTTGTTTGCTGGTCATGACTTCAAACTGCACTCCTCCGTCTTTCAGTTTTGCAACAGCATAGACATGGGTTATAGGGGCATCTTCGTTTTCACCGGGACGATGAACCAGTTTTTCATCAAGGCCAAGTTCATAGCTGAATTCATCACATTCACGGACAACACGAGCTGACAGACTGATGATTTGACCTGATCGACGGGCAAGGTCGATCATGCCGCGATAACCGATGATCAGCTGTACGTTCTTCTTACCGTTTTTTGCTTTTCCGTTGCCGAACGGTAGCAGATATGCATGACCGAGGGCGCTACCTGGCTCAAGTCCGAGCTGTGAACACTGTACGATGGCACCGATAAAACTCGTCGAGTCACAGTTTCTTAGTTCCGGTACTTTACGGATTTCTGTTGTAGCAATGCGGATCATGCGTTCCGCTGTCATGTGACGTGGCAGAGCTGCTGCCAGTTGCGCTTTCATTGCCGGGCTGTTAATCACGCACAGCACATCCTTATCGTTAACTGCTGCTGGTGCACGGTTTCCCTGAGTTTTTTGCAGATCGGCTTTTGCGATAGGTGGTTGCTTAGTCATTTGCATACTCCTTAGCCCAGCGGGGCAGTGATAACGTCTTAATAGCTGGCCATTCATCGGTATTTAGGCAGTCAGCCAGGGTCCGCAGATTGCGGTGATATTCCTGCTGGCCTGCCAGTTTTGCTTCTTCGCCCATCATGAAAATCTCAACCGGATAACGTCCGCATTCAACAGTTGTGCTGGCAACCAGAAAAACGAAAGTTGGCTGCACACCAAACTGTGCTTCATAACCGTCACTGTAGAATGCATCCTGAACGTGATAGCGGTAGTCGTAATAAGCCATTTTGAATCGTTGAATATCCGCTGTGGTTTTCACGTCCATGATCCAGTGAAATTCAGGAATAATTTTGTCCGGACGGCACCGACACAAAATTCCTGTTTCCGGATCTTCCCAGTAAATTGATGATTCAGCGTGTCCGGCGCTTTCAACAAGCCATTGCCCCAGCGGCAAAGCCATAACGCTTTGATACATGAGTTCAATTTTCCGGCCTTCTTCCGCAGTGATAACCGTTTTTCCTGTGCTTGCGCATTCCATCAGAAACGCTTTCTCTTCTTCTTTTCCGGCGTTTGTACGGCGGTTAAATTCAGGTGCTACGATAAAGCGGTTACTGAATTCTTCCGGTTCAAGTACCCGGCAGTGGAAAGCGGTTCCTAAATCGAGCGTTTTTGTCTTTGTAGTGTCCACGGGGGCATTTTTACGCCACAAATACAGTGCCGGAGTATCAGCAATGTCATCGAGCTGAGACTTACTGACACCGGGACCCGCGTGGTAATTCTCATTCGAAATTCCGTAATAAATACCTGGCTCTATGTCTTCTACGATTACGGGATCTGCGACTTCGCCAGTTTCATCACTGCAATCGCGATGCGGATCGCTGCCAGCATTCTCATTGTGCGGATGTTCAGCGCCTTCCATTTCCTCCGGATCTTTTTCCTTAGCTTCAACCTGATTCTCTTCACCGAATGTTTCCTGGTATGTTGCGTCGCCCATCACCGCACCACAGTCAGGGCAGTTATCCCCGCCAGTCTGACCGCAGGCATTGCAGACTATTTCCGGTTCCTGTTGCACTACTGGCTCAGGTTGTTTCACATCCGGGCTGGTTTTTTCCGTTTCTGGCTGGTTCTGGTACACAGAATCGCGGGTCTGGATCCCCTTAACCCATTTCGGATCATTCGGGTCGCTAATCCCTTCAACAAATTCTCCGCGAGAGGCAGCCAGTAATTTGTCTGCATCGACAGGATTTTTGGGCGGAATGTTTTTCCGGGCTTCATGGAGTTCTGCCCGCAGTTTCTGATATTTCGCATCAACAGAATTTACCTGTGACTGAGCATCCAGCGACTGCGTGTCCTGATGATGTTCAGTTGCATCCGGTTCCACTGTTTCAGCCGTTGCCTGTTCATCTGCCATTGCGCAAGATGGTTGCAGTTTTTCTTCATCATCCTGTTTTTCTTCTTCTGTTACACGCTGCGGCATCGGGGCAGAGGAACGACCGCAGGCAATATCCACGATTTCTGGATCAGGGTTGGCATGATCAGTTTCAGTCAGTACTTTGTTAAGATATTCAGTGACGTGTGCGGGGATAACCTCGATCCCAATTGGTGCTTCTTTTACGGACGCAACCACGATGGCGCGGGAATAATCCAGCCCACCAGGCATGGTGATGAATTTGTCGCGGAAAACAGAAAAGGGTGGTTTATTTTCAGCGATAATTTCCTCGACACGTTTAGCGTGTGCCGGATGAAGGTTATAAATGTCCACGTCCATTGAACGAGCCAGTACGCCAGTGGCTACGTCGCGCGCCAGTGACGTCAGATCGTGAACGAAACCTTCGCCGCGATCGGTGAGGTTTCCGCCGCCAGCATTAGCGCCGGAAGCCGTGCGCGTGATGCGTGAAACACGATTTCCTTTTCGCCATTCTTTTGTCAGAAGACCGCGATCAATGTGTTCGGTATCCAGCCAGGCTGAAATGAAATTCTTAAATTCATAGGGCTGATGTTTTTTCGTGATAGAGAACACTGCCTTAATTGCATCAGTCAGGCGGAGCAGGGCGGCATTATCCAGAGTTGTCGGTTCTGCCATGCTGCGTATGGCCAACAGCAGATTCTGGACATAGCTGTTTTCCTGATCCATCTCAAGAGCAGTAATGTGTTTGCGTTGTTCACGGGTGGCATGATGCAGGTATTTCCGATCCCCGGCTGCATACGTAAAAATGTGCAGAAGACGCTGTGTGAACCGCAAAGTGGCTACAGAGACTTCGCAATCCTGGCAATCCTCGTGGGCGTCTGCCTGCGCGTTTTCTTCCTGGCCTCCCGCCAGTTCGTTGGTTTCTTGAGCATTATCCTGGTGGTGAACGTCGTCTGGCGCTGCTCCCGGTTTTAGTTCCCATGTCATGGAGTCTTTGCTGAGTTGATAGCGTTCACTCCAGGTAAAATCGATCTCACCTTCAGGGGGCAGGTCATTAACGACAGGAAAATTAGTTGCAATAGCTTTAAAATAGTTGCTCAGTTTTTTACCTGACTTAACGATCAGGTAGTCCAGAGTGGCACAGGTTGATTCAAAATCGTCGCTTGCCCACAGGACGACGTCAGGCTCACCGGATGATTTTTTCGCTTTCCGTAAAAGGAAGAGTGGTTTTGTGCTCATTGTTTTTTAACCTCAACTCAGATTAAAATTACTGCGAGTGATGAATAAATGTCCCAGGTTCTTCACTCAGGCCTGCACACAGTGCAGGCTTTCTTTTTTTCAGATTTCACCGTTTAATTTCATTGCGATCAGAGTTGCCAGAAATCCGGCTTTTTTTTCTGCGGGCAGATTCTTTCCGATGTGAACCAGGCTCATTTTTGTGACACCTTCATCAAGTGTTTTTACGTTGCCTGATGGACCATCGATATCAACCACAGTGAATGGGGTTTCTTTATTTTCTGTTTTAATTACGTAGCCAATGCGCTTTCCTTCCAGATTCACCTCGTGAACAATGTCATCGGTAGTTACAACAGTGGTTTCATAATTGGTAATCATGTTTTTCTCCTTAATTAAGGTTGAGCGAATCCCTGCCATTTCTGGCATAAATTCAGTTTCGAATAGTCAATTAATTAAAGTTCGTGTGCCATCTGGTCTTTTTCGGCACAAGCTTCACTGCAATATTTTCTCGGTTCGTCTTTTGATAAAGTCCCGTGCATGAAGTGAAGCATTCTTTCAATAGCTTTGCTTTCTTCAACGTCTTTTTTGCAAAGGTGGTAAGCACATTTTATTTTCTTAGTCATCACCATGACTCCGCCTTTACAGGTAAACCATCACGACCGAGGAAGACTTTAATCATGCGGTCAGTAATGCATGTTTTTGTGGTCAGGTTACGAATATAAAGTTTTCGCTTTTTAATATTGTTTGCCGAGGCAATATATGTCCGGCCTTCATGAAGAACATAATCGCCAGGAGTCACACACTGACGTGGTATTTCATCAGTTCCAAAGTGATGAGCAATCATAATTATCTCCATTTTTACAAATGAACTTTGTCGATGCGGTGCCTGGTGCCTCCAGGTGACTGTAACCAGTTAACAATTACAGTCGGCTTTCCCACCCAAACCAATAAGGACTAACATGACTTTTAACTGTGCCGCGTGCGCTTAGCCGCATTCACCGCATCACAAAATTCACTTTAAAAAGGGCGGACATCAGCCGAACTTCAAGAAAAAAACTGATGCCGCCAGGATACACACAGCAATGTCGTTATTTACAACCGGAGGCGCACTCCCACCATTTAAATTTAACAGACAAGACCGACTCTTTATGGATATCGGAAATGCGCCTTCGTGTTGTGCCCAGTTTTATTTCACCACCTCCGGGCTTTGGTGGTTTCTGCTATACCCCTACAGCGAGAATATTGAATTAATCTAAATAATGGATTAGCAAGTATTTCTGGCAAGCCAGCGACGTGCGCCCGTTTCAGTTTTGAATGTCTTGCTTTTGGTATAAGTCATGGCGGTGAACGTTCCATCCTGGTTGGGGAACACGCCACATACCAGAGATTCGTTGTTGCCAAGATCGATAGTATCCATGTTGACCTCATTTCCCCTTAACGCCGGGTGGCGGAACTAAAACCTACAGCGCCGTGCTGCTTCTGTAATAATATTAGTTATGTTCATATTGATGATCAATAGAAATATGCATTTTGTTGATAAAAATGTACTATCCTAATGAAATTTTTAGTGTTTTTTTGATAAAAAGTAAGGCGGGGCGGGCGGAGGGGACAAAAAAAACCGCCAAAAATGGCGGTTTAGTTACGAGGTGGTGGGAGCTATTTCTTCATGCGTTTTTGAGCTGCCAGCATATTTTCAAATGCTTCTTTGTAGAGTTCATTCTGACCTTTAAGTCTTTCGATTAGTTTTGCTTTTTCTGATTCGGGAAGGATATCAAAAAGATCTAGTAAATCAGCTTGTTGCTTGTTAACCATCCGCCAACCTTCGCCTTCGAAACTTTCGTCATAAGTTCCTGAGGAACGGACGTAATTCATCAGATCAGCTAAATCAGGCCTCAACTCTTCAGGCTTAACTCTTAGTAATACAGCGAATTTTAATGCCGCATCAGTATTAAGTGGAGCCTTTCCGTTGAGATAATGGCTAACCGCAGATTGCGCCTCAAAACCCATTAGCTCGGCAGCAAGCTCCTGAGTCAGTTTGAGCTCTCTTTTTTTTGCATCCCAGATTGCGCGCAGACGTTGCGTAGCTTCCGGCGATGCGATTTCTTCGCGTTTTCTTCTCATACCACCATCTTATGAATACAGTTCATAATCTCAAACTGATATAGGTATTGATCATTTAAATTAGTATGGTTAATATTTTGGTGAGCATTACTAAGGTGACCCTTATGACATTAGATGAATATTTGAAAAAAAATCGTGTACGACAGTCTTGTTTGGCCGCGCTGGCTGGTTGTTCGCAATCAATGATTAGCCTCGCTGCTACTGGACGTAGTCAGTTAAGCCCTGAAAAGGTATTGCGTATCGCAGAGGCTACGAATTTCGAGGTTACACCTCATGAACTCCGGCCTGATATCTACCCGAATCCGACCGATGGTTTACCTGTTGGATGTAAGGCTAACACACAAAATACACAGGAGTTGATTCATGAAAATCAGGCATGAGCACATCGAATCAGTGTTGTTAGCCCTAGCCGCTGAAAAAGGGCAGGCGTGGGTCGCTAACGCAATTACTGAAGAATATCTGCGCCAGGGGGGCGGCGAATTGCCCCTGGTACCAGGCAAGGACTGGAACAATCAGCAGAATATCTATCACCGTTGGTTGAAAGGTGAAACGAAAACGCAAAGAGAAAAAATTCAGAAGCTGATCCCAGCAATTCTGGCAATCCTTCCGCGCGAGCTGCGTCACCGACTCTGCATCTTCGATACCCTGGAACGCCGTGCATTACTGGCGGCGCAGGAAGCGTTGAGTACGGCAATTGATGCGCATGATGATGCAGTCCAGGCCGTTTACCGGAAAGCACATTTCAGCGGCGGCGGTTCGTCCGGCGATTCTGTTGTTGTTCATTAAGTGAATAGGGTAACTAACAATGAAAATCAAACCGTTTATCAATGCTGGAAATCTTACTCCCGGCGAACTACGAGACTGGCTCCTGAAACTTGCAAAAAATGCAGAAATTGCGGGTTGGGGTACAGAAACTTCGGTTCGGAAGCTTCAGAGCGCAGAACTTAGCCTGCGCTCAGTTATGGACGATTTATCTCCAAGAATTAATTTTCTGGGGTCAGAGCAAATAATTCGTTCGGAAGATCACTCCAGCGAAGTTGCGGAAGTTCTGAATACTCTGAGGATAACTTTTGCTGCCGTTCGCGATATTCAACGAACCATTCTCTCATTGATTTCTCAGCTTCAAGAAATTGATAGTCGCATTCCTGACGGGGGTCATAGAGAGCGTCTTCCAGAATGTGAAGAGCAAGGACAGGGGAAACAGATAAGGGATCAGTAATACGTTTTTCACTTGCCTGGTATAGCAATCTCGCCAGCGAATCATAGCTACTGGGGCTCAGGAGAGAATCCCGTGAGTGATTTGTAAGAATCAGGTGGAAGCGGGTGAGAACTATAGCCCTGCATGTTACCAGGTTAACCATGTCGTGGTCGTGCTGGTTAATTTTGTACACAGTGCGCATGTGATTTTTAATTTTTTGGCAAACAGCCATTAAAGACATGTCGAACCTCCTTTGGTTCTGTTGATTGGGGAATCACAGATTATATCCGGAGGAAGGTTCGACACCAGATGAGGCAATTATGGTTAAGGCTAAAAACATGCCAAATCCCATGCCAAAAACTAAGGCAAACAATGAGCCTTATCGCAAGGTAAAAATAACGATATGGGATGATCCCAAATTTAGGGCGTTATCTCCTCTGCCTCCAAGTGGACAGAGTTTGTTTATTTATCTGCTGACCAGTCCATTTACCGGGATTATTCCTGGGTTGTTTAAAGCCGGGCGGGCAGCAATGGCCGAAGAGTTGGGGTGGGATATCGAAGCCTTTGACTTAGCCTTAGGAGAAGCCATGAATCTTGGCATGGTGAAAGCAGATATCAAAGCCAGAGTTTTTTGGCTCCCGAATGCTGCGAAACACAATCCGCCAAACTCGATAAATGTCATTAAATCCTGGGCAAAGGCATTCGCTTTAATTCCTGATTGTCCTCTCAAATGGGAGGCCAGGGAATCGCTGAGAGCCGCGTCCTACGGGGTTTCTGAGGCTTTGGGGATGGCATTCGATAAGGCAATCCCTTTGCCTGAGGATAAGCCTAAGGATAAGGCTAACGCTTTGTCATGCGGTATCCAGATAACAGATAACAGATATATAAACCCCACACATAACGCGCGCGTGCGCGAGAGTGCTCCTGCCAGTGAGGCAAATGGCGTGCCGTTGCAAACAGCGGAACCTGATTACCTGGAAGGCCTGAGCGAACCCATCGGGAAATTTCCGATGACCGATGGCTGGCATCCGTCGCCGGATTTTCGACGACGGGCTGCGCTGTGGGGCGTGGCTCTTCCTGAGCCGGAATTTACACCAGCTGAACTTGCCGCCTTCCGGGACTACTGGGCAGCGGAGGGTAAAGTTTTCACGCAGGTTCAGTGGGAGCAGAAATTCGCCCGTCACGTAAATCACGTCAGGGCGCAGGCTAAACCAGTCAGCAAGGGGGTAAACCATGCAGCAGCACCAGGTGGCACCGCATCACGGGCAGTTCAGGAAATTCGGGCAGCACGTGAGCAGTGGGAACGTGAAAACGGATTTATCAGCGACGGAAACGGCCTGGAAGCTGTGGGAACTCATGGGGGAGGTTTATTCGAACCGCTGGACCCAGAAGAACGGGGCCGCACCTTCGAAGCTCTGGATTGCACAGATTGGCGCGATGACTGAGCAGCAAATCCGACAGGTCTGCCGCCAGTGCATGGACCGCTGCCGGGCGGGTGAAACATGGCCTCCGGACCTGGCTGAGTTTGTGGCACTGATTTCGGAGAGTGGGGCAAATCCATTTGGTCTGACGGTGGATGCTGTGATGGAGGAGTACCGCCGCTGGCGCAATGAGTCCTGGCGATACGACGGAAGCGATAAATACCCATGGACTCAGCCTGTGCTGTATCACATTTGCCTCGAGATGCGTTCAAAGGGGATTGAGCGCCAGATGACCGAAGGGGAATTAAAACAGCTTGCAGAACGGCAGCTGACGAAATGGGCAAAGCATGTTAGTAACGGCCTGAGCGTTCCGCCAGTCCGGCGACAACTGGCGGCACCCAAACGCCCGTCGGGGCCAACGCCAATTGAGTTACTGAAACAGGAATATGAACGCCGGAAAGCGGCTGGGTTTGTTTGAGTTGAGAAGTAATTTTTACCGGGAGGAAATTTATGGAGACTGTTTTTGACGCACTGAAAGCAATGGGAAAAGCCACATCCACAGAACTTGCTGCGCGACTTGATATCAGTCGTGAAGAAGTGCTGAACGAACTATGGGAACTGAAAAAGGCTGGTTTCGTTGATAAAAGCGCGTACACCTGGCGTGTGGCTGATAACAACGTTCAGCAGGAACAGCCAGCGCCAGAAGAACAGCCGGAAGAAACCTCCACGGCGACAGTAGCGAAAATCTCAGAGTGCGATTTAACCGCGACGATTGAACAACGCGGACCACAAACGGCTGATGAGCTGGCTACATTGTTTGGTACCACATCACGCAAAGTGGCTTCAACGCTGGCAATGGCAATCAGCAAAGGCCGTCTGATTCGTGCTAATCAGGACGGTAAATTTCGTTACTGTATGCCGGGCGATAATTTACCAGCAGAGCCGAAAGCAGCATCGGTAGCGGAAACTGATGGTAAAGCCTTCCCTCAGCCTGCATGCGTTGCGTTACCAGTACAGGAAGCTGCAACACAGGAAGATATTAAAACAGAGACTGTGGCGGACATTGTGCAGTCGCTGCCATCGTTTACTGAAACGCGAGCGGATGACCTGGTTTTACCATCGCTGCATATGGCAAACCGCGAACTGCGTCGGGCGAAAAATCATGTCCAGAAGTGGGAGCGAGTCTGCGCCGCGCTGCGGGAGCTGAACAAGCACCGGGATATTGTACGACAGATTACTGATTCTTACCGCCATGTTGCATCGGAAAAGTGATTGCCGGAGGCACCTATGGCAAAAGTATTTACACAAGAAGAGCGGGAAAAAATTAAGGGGCAGGTTGTTGAACTCGTGCGCCAGAGTGGGCGCGAGACGTTACGACAACTGGAAGCTAAGACAGGTGCGACAAGATATCTGATGAGCATTCTTGCCAGAGAGCTGGTTGCCAGTGGTGATGTATACAACTCTGGCTATGGGTTATTTCCCTCTGAACAGGCTCGTAAGGATTGGCAAAACGCCCGCAAAAAACTATCCAGGGCAAAGGTGAAAAAAACGGTTGTGGTTGATCCTGACCTTATCTGGTCATTACCAGACGGAGAAATGCGCCGCTACGACAGGAGCCAGAACATAATCTGTCGCGAGTGCCGGAAGAGTGAGGTTATGCAGCGAGTGCTGGCGTTTTATCAGGGGAATTTTGAGGAGGAGGTACTGTGAGTGAAATTAGCTATCAGGCTTCAATTACCGCTGGCATTCGCATCAAAGGAGAGGAGCATGGAAATAAAACCAGAAGATGAGTTAAGTAATATTGTTTTATTTCCGGTAAAAGAGGATGACCCTCGTAATCAGGTTAATTTTATTTATGAGCCATCGGAGAGACCATATTGCCATCACGCCTCTGTCAGGGTTGATGAAAAAGAGCGTCAGGTCCGCTGTAAAATCTGCGGTGCAGTTGTGGAGCCATTTGACTGGATGCTCTCTGTGGCGAAAAGAGAAACCAGACTGGCAGATGGTGTAAAACAATTGCGTCAGGAGGAACGGGAAAGACGGAAAAATATAGAAAAGTTAATTCAGATTGAGCGTAACGCGAAAGCGCGGATACGCAGGGCGAAAAAAACAGAACTGAATAATTAAATTTAGCACTGTAAATAATTTTAATCCTTAACCTGAGGGATTTCTGCACCCTCAGAACATCAGTAGGCCGCCCGAAAGGGCGGGAAGCAGTCACACATTTGTTTCCGATAGTCCCGTTCTAATGCTAGACTATTTGATATTTTCATGACCACAATCAATACGTTTATGACAGTTGCTGATTTCAAACGGCCTAAATTGGAGCTCCCAAACGGGGCAAACAAACTACTACTGCACTCTTGCTGTGCTCCATGTTCCGGTGAAGTGATGGAGGCGCTTCAGGCCTCGGGAATCGACTACACCATCTTTTTCTACAACCCGAACATTCATCCTCAGAAAGAGTATTTAATTCGTAAGGATGAGAATATTCGCTTTGCTGAACAACACGGCGTGCAGTTTATCGATGCTGATTACGACACAGACAACTGGTTTGAACGTGCCAAAGGAATGGAATGGGAGCCCGAGAGGGGGATCCGTTGTACCATGTGTTTTGACATGCGTTTTGAGCGGACAGCGTTGTACGCTGCTGAAAATGGTTTCAGTGTGATCAGCAGTTCGCTGGGCATTTCACGCTGGAAAAATATGCAGCAGGTTAACGACTGTGGGCGGCGAGCCGTCGCGCATTATCCGGGAATGGTGTACTGGGATTATAACTGGCGCAAGCAGGGCGGTTCGTCCCGTATGATTGAAATCAGCAAGCGCGAAAAATTCTATCAGCAGGAATATTGTGGCTGTGTGTATTCTCTGCGCGATACCAATCTACACCGCAAATCTCAGGGACGCCCTCTTATCAAAATTGGTCAACTCCACTACGGTAAAGAAGAGAAGGAGTGATTTTATGGATCACCTTTCTGATTGATTTCATATTGGCGAGGTAGCAGGAGTTAAGTAGAATTGCTGCGGGTGCTTGAGGCTATCTGTCTCAGGCATGAACACCAAAAGGCAGATAGAGAAAAGCCCCAGTTAACATTACGCGTCCTGCAAGACGCTTAACATTAATCTGAGGCCATATCTATGCGACACATAGAGATTAGCCTCTTACGGACCGAAAGGTCAAGGAGAAGCAGGCTATGAAGCAGCGAAAGGCGATGTTAATCGCCCTGATCGTCATCTGTTTAACCGTCATAGTGACGGCACTGGTAACGAGGAAAGACCTCTGCGAGGTACGAATCCGAACCGGCCAGACGGAGGTCGCTGTCTTCACAGCTTACGAACCTGAGGAGTAAGAGACCTGGCGGGGGAGAAATCCCTCGCCACCTCTGATGTGTCAGGCATCCTCAACGCACCCGTACTTAACCCGCTTCGGCGGGTTTTTTATTTTAATGGGGTAAATTTTAGCCAATCCTTCTATTTAACCGACCAGGGTTTGTTGATTAGCTGGTATGCCTGACTAGAATCGATTCACTTAATTAGCGCGCAGGGAGAAGAGGGATGGACCCCGAACAGGGGAGTGCTATTTATCTGGAAGGATTCTGTTGATGAAAATCGAAGAATTGCGTGAAATTTTTAGTGAAAATGGCCTCTATGCTGTGCGCGTTGAGGATGGAGACGTTATCTACACAACGTTAATTCCTGATGATCATGTGATTTTATCTATCGAGGCATTCATTGAATACCTGGAAAGGCTCGGTTTCAAGGTGGTTCGGGAATGAGTTATAATTCGTAAGCCAGCCTGAACAACTGGCAACCTACAGCGCCATTGGAGATAGCAATGGCGCATATACAACTGGTCAAACAAACTTCTTCTGGTTTACTTCTCCCGGCGACACCGGAGAGTTGTGATTTTCTGCATCAAATCAAAATAGGCGAGTGGATACACGCTGATTTTAAGCGCGTTCGTAACTACGCATTCCACAAGCGTTTTTTCAAACTCCTGCAACTGGGATTCGATTACTGGACTCCGGTCGGTGGGGCGATCACGCCTCGAGAACGAAAACTGGTTTCAGGATTCGTTGATTACCTGTGCGAATCAGTAGGCCGGGAACATACGCCAGCTCTGAGCGAAGCCGCAGAGCAATATCTGAATACCGTTGCGACACGCAGAACCCGGGATATGGCATTGCTAAAGTCGTTTGAGGCTTTCCGCGAGTGGGTAACCATTCAGGCCGGATTTTACACCGAGCATATTTATCCGGACGGTAGCCGTGGGCGCAGGGCGAAATCCATCGCGTTTGCGAATATGGACGAAACCGAGTTTCAGCAGGTTTATAAATCTGTGCTGAATGTGCTGTGGAACTGGATCCTGTTCCGTAAATTTTCCTCTCCGGAACAGGTCGAAAATGTGGCTGCGCAGCTACTGGAGTTTGCGTAATGGTGGATTTACGTAAAGCGGCGCAGGGCCAGATGTGCCAGGTCAGAATCCCAGGCTACTGCAATCACAATCCTGAAATGTCTGTACTGGCTCATTACCGACTGGCGGGTACGTGCGGAACAGCGATAAAGCCACACGATATGCAGGCAGCGATTGCCTGTAGCTCGTGCCACGATTTAATCGACGGGCGGGTAAAAACCAGCGATTACACCAAAGAAGAATTACGCCTGATGCATGCAGAAGGTGTTTTTCGCACACAAGAAATCTGGAGAAAGGAGGGATATTTATGATTTACCCAACGAATACAGGAAAAAGCGGAGAACACCTTCGTCTCACCACGCTGGAAAGTGTCTGGATTCAGGGAAAACTACGTATGTGGGGGCGCTGGTCGTATATTGGCGGCGGCAGGTCAGGGAATATGTTTAACCAGTTGCTGGCATCCCAAAAAATGACAAAAACAGCCATCAATGAAGCCCTGCGCAGATTGAAAAAAGCGGGAATTGATAAACCAGAGTTGGAAGCATTTTTGCGTGAGATGATCGAAGGAAAGCAAAAAAGCTGGTTAACTCACTGCACTGATGCAGAGGCACTAAAAATTGATAGTGTTATAGGTGAAGTTCTGGCGGATCATCCAGGACTACTAAATGTCCTGAGTCAGCGTTATGTGGGGCGAGGGATGAGTAAGAGAAGGATGGCCGAGTTATTAAACGAACAGTACCCAGAGTGGGCGTTGATTACATGCCGACGTCGTGTTGATCAGTGGTTGCGTGTTGCTGAGTTCATTTTGTATTCACCTATGAGAGAAGCGTTCGATTATGCTTAAAAAATCATTGCAAAATGAGCCACAAACTGCTTCAATTCCGGTACGCTTCGCATAGCTGTATCGCGAGGCGAATTAAGCGCATGAACTTTAATAGAACCCGCCATTGTGCGGGTTTTGTTGTTTTTGTGGTGCGGCATAAGAAATGACATTTAATAATCGCCTTCAAAATAAAATTGTTTATATATTGTCATGTATATTTTAAGTGAAAGTAAATTATTCACATAAAATAAAAACATATAAATTAATTTACATAACTTGACGTAAAGTGTTGTTGCGATTGGAATATTAAATCGTATCATCGAAAACGGTTCTGAGGGGGAACTCTTCTTTGCTAGGTGATATCGCTCCCCCGAAGAACCAATGCCGACTTAGCTCAGTAGGTAGAGCAACTGACTTGTAATCAGTAGGTCACCAGTTCGATTCCGGTAGTCGGCACCATATGCGGGTATCGTATAATGGCTATTACCTCAGCCTTCCAAGCTGATGATGCGGGTTCGATTCCCGCTACCCGCTCCAGAGAAACAAGCCTTATTGTATCGTGGCACTGGCGTGTTTTTTATTACGTGGGGTGGGTTGTTTTAAAAAGACAATCCGTTCTCTGACTATGATTGGAGGTCGGTTGTAGTCACAGTGCTAATTTTTTTACGGCAGCAGAATGGTGCATTATCGGTGGAGATTTTGTATTTCCTGGCAGGGTCGGTGATGCATCATTCTGGTGTTGTAAATCGCACCAAAGAGGCGCACCTCAGTGCGAGTGTGGTTTAAAGAGTCGGTTTAGCTGGAAATCACAGTATCCATACAGCACGGAATACTTCGGGAGGCGCCAGACGCCTCGGTTTAATAACAATTAAAAAATTCATCCCTTGCATTGACCAACCGCCATATCTGGCGGTTTTTTTATTCCTTTCTCATGACGAAAAAAGACACGAGCATCCAGGAATACTCGTGGGACAACGTCCTTTGGATAGCAATTTGCGAGAGGGTGAAAAGTAGCGCGGTCGTCGGATTAAGACCGCGGGACAAAGTCCATGAAGAATAATAAGTATTGGCCCCCTTCCGGGGACATGTTCATACTACTAAGATTCAGAAGTGGTTTAAATCCTCAAATTAACATTAATTTCCGATAAGTCTTATTTCATTTCTTTGCGCCACATCTGGCGCGCATCAAATAACGCCACGCAAAGGGCATCTGCGGATGCCGGTGCTTTTGACGGGGTGTTTTTTACGGGCCGCTGGTGGCCCTTTTTTATTTACAGGAGAAAAAAGTATGTCTGAACCCTTATCCGGTTCCGGCACGGCTGCGGCGCTCGGCGGGGCGACGGTGTACGGGCTGTTTACCGGGACGGATTTTGGGATTGTGTTTGGTGCGTTCGCCGGTGCGTTATTTGTGGCAACGATGCCGCAGGCGCTTTCAGCCTGGCGTGTGGCGGCGCATTTTCTGGTGTCGTTCATTATCGGCGTGCTGGGGGCAGAGGTTCTGGCGTCCTGGCTGGTAAAGCATACAGGGTTTGACGGTGCACCTGTCGACGCACTGTGTGCAGTGCTGGTGTCAGTGGTGTCGGTGAAGATTCTGTCGTTCATCCACCAGCAGGATATTGCATCACTGGTGTCCGGTGTGTTCTCCCGCCTGCGGGGCGGAGGAGGCGGCAATGTTAAGTAACCTTCCCGGATTGCTGAATGTGGCGTTATGCACGGTTATCGTGCTGACGCTCTTTTTTTATCGTCGTCGTGACTCCAGACACAAACCGCTGATGTCATGGCTGGCCTGGCTGCTGATGCTGCTGTATGCCTTTACGCCCCTCAGCTATCTGTGTGGTCGCCCGTTAGCGGCGAACTGGCTGGCGGTGGGGCTTAATCTGCTGTTCTGCGTGCTGGTGATACGTGCACGCGGGAACGTTTCAAAAATCCTTTCATTCCGGAGGTGAGCATGTCGGGTAAATTCAGATTCAGTCGTCGCAGTGAAAAAAATCTGGGGGGCGTCAAACCACAGCTGGTTGCTGTCGTTCGCCGTGCCCTTGAGCTGACGGAGGTTGATTTCGGTATTACGGAAGGCCTGCGCAGCAAGTATCGCCAGAAACAGCTGGTTGCAGAAGGTAAGAGCCAGACCATGAACAGCCGCCACCTGACCGGTGATGCGGTGGATGTTGTGGCCTACGTTGGCAGCCAGGTGTCATGGGACTGGCCTCTGTACGAGAAAATCGCACAGGCATTTAAGCAGGCTGCCGCAGAGCTGGGAGTCGCCATCGAATGGGGCGGGGACTGGAAAACGCTGAAGGACGGGCCGCACTTCCAATTGAAACGCTGATAGCCGGGTGAGTTATGAGTCGAAAGCACTGGACACACAGAACGCCGCGCACCCAGCGCACTGGCCGATAGCGGGCTTTTTTATTCATCAAGCGAGGCTGTATGAGCGAGAAATTTTTATGCGTCCATCCGTAAGGGCAGAGCGAAAGGTGAAGCCGAGCTACGGGCGGCATTGTTTAAGCTTGCCAGAAAAGGGGATGCCTTTGCCCTGCGCGAACTACTCAGGGTGGATAAAAATCAGGACTAACTGATGAGCAGACCGGACTGGGGGGCGTTGCAGCAGGAGTATATTGCTGAATACACCCGCTCCGGTATATCTCCGGTGGCATGGTGTGAAGCAAGGGGACTGAATTACGCAACGGCCCGTCGTTACATCAAAAAACCTCCGAAAAATGCGCAGACAGAAATGTGCAAAACTGCGCAAAAAAGTGCGCAGAAAAAATCTGCGCAGACTGCGCAAAAGCGGAACGGAAAATCTCAGATAAAAAAGTCAGTATCCGATGCGCGCCTGAATGAGGGCGACGCAGAGGAAATTTCATTCTGTCCCGATGAATTCGGCATTTCTGACCAGCAGGCTAAGTTTGCGATGCTGGTTGCACAGGGGAGAAAACTCGTTGAGGCATATCGCTTGGCAGGATACGAGTCAGAGGGGAATGCGGCCTACGTCACTGCCAGCCAGCTCCTAAGAAATCCTAAGGTTTATCGTGCCATCAGCTATTTCCGCAATCAGTACCAGAAACGCTATACCGCAGACCTGGATTTACTGGTGAGTCAGTTGATGGCCATTGTCCAGGCCGACCCCAATCAGCTTGCACAATTTCGCCGTGTTAACTGCCGTTATTGCTGGGGCGAGAATCATCTCTACCAGTGGCGTGATATTGCAGAATTCGATAAGGCAGCGGCACAGGCCTCCAGAGATGGCAAACCCGAGCCGGAATATGGAGGCTTCGGCTTTGTTGATAACGCCATACCCAATCCGGACTGCCCGAAGTGCTGCGGTGAGGGCACGGGGCAGCTTTATATGGCTGATACCACTCTGCTTGATGGGGAGGCGCGGCAATTATATGCAGGGGCAAAGCTCGGGAAATTTGGTGTTGAGATCCTGCTGGAGGATAAGGCTGCCGCCCGGCGCGAACTTATCAAGCTGATAATGGCGACGAAAGGAAGTTCTGCTGGTGGTGCAACTGACAGTCGCAATGATCTGGAGCTTGAAGGACTGAGGCTTCGCAACGAAAAGCTGCGCACTGAGATTGAAAACCTCAAAAAAGGCGTGGGTGGTGAGAATAACGAAATAATTATCCACAACTCTTTGCCGATGTCGGGAGTGGATAATGTCGATTGAAATCTACCTCCCAAAACCTCATGAGGGGCAAATAGCTGCATGGACGGCGGCAATAGAGGGACGCTTCCACGCGGTATGCTGTGGTCGTCGCTGGGGTAAAACGGTGATGCTGGTGAACATCGCTACCAGTTTCGCTACGCGGAAATTTGCCGTTCCTACCACCGGGCAACTTATCGCGGGTAGGGTGGGGATTTTTACCGCGCAATACCGCCAGTACCAGGAAATCTGGGATGAAATTAGCGCCGTTCTGCAACCGCTGATCCTCAGTCAGTCAAAAAATGAAAAGCGCATCATTCTCCGTAATGGGGGGCGCATCGACTTTTGGGTAACGGACAATAACAAACTGGCCGGGCGTGGGCGTAAATATCACGCTGTGCTGATTGATGAGGCCGCATTCACTAAATCGCCGGAAATGCTCGAGGAAATCTGGCCCCGAGCGATACGCCCGACGCTTGTCGATTACCGCGGCTGTGCGTGGGTATTTTCCACACCAAACGGTATCGACGAGAGCAATTTTTTCTACGCGATATGCCACGATGAATCCCTGGGATTTGTCATGCACCATGCGCCAACTTCATCGAATCCGTATATTCCGAAAGAAGAACTGGAGGAAACGGAGAAAAAATCCGATCCGCGCGTCTGGCAGCAGGAATATCTTGCAGAGTTCGTAGACTGGTCCAAAGACGCGTTACTCGATGTCGATAAGCTGCTGGTGGACGGTCAACCAATTGAGATGCCGCCGTACTGCGACATGATTTTCGCAGTGATGGATACGGCGCTGAAAGGCGGGACCGAAAATGATGGTACTGGCGTGGTGTATTTCTCTTATGAGTCAACGTATTCGGACGAGCCAAAACTGACGATTATTGACTGGGATGTGACGCAAATTAAAGCGTCATTGCTTCCTGAATATATCCCCGGCGTTTATGACAACCTCGAGCGCCTCGCGAAATTATGCCGTCCGCGTCTGGGCAGTCAGGGAATTTTTATGGAAGACGCCGCGATGGGGGCAATCCTCAACCAGAAGGCGGAAACCGAAGGCTGGGATATGACGCCGATTAAATCGACACTAACCAGCAAGGGCAAAGACGAACGGGCGGTGATGGCATCCAGCTACCACTATCAGGGGATGTGCAAAATCGTCCGGGAGGCTTACGACAAGACCGTTTCATTCAAACGTACCACCGCAAACCACCTCATTAAACAAATCGCCGGGTTCCACCTGGCAGACAAAGACGCGCATAAACGTGCTGATGACCTTTTCGATTGTTATACCTATGGATTGATCATCGCACACGGTAATTACGCGGCGTTGTAAAAAATCAGGATATTTTTGATGGCAGAGATCGAGATTACTGGCGGCCTCGGTTCAGCACTGATGCATATTCTTGAGGCTGAAGAAATTAAGCCGGGAACCGACACTGGCTATGAATTGTGTAAGCAGCTGTGGCAATTCCATCCTCTGGGCGGAAAACTTGTCGAAAAACCCATACTGATGGCAATGTGTAAGCCGCGCCAGTATAACGTGGAGACAGATCCTGACGAGCGGGTTGTGCGGCGTTTTCAGGAGGTATGGGAACGTATGAAGGTCAACGAGAAGATTAAAAATCTGTTTTTTCTGTCTCGTTGCTACGGTGCCGCAGCGATCGGCGTGGGCACCGACAGCGTTCTATGTCGTGAACCGCTTCCGACGTTCGGACTGACAGAAGATGACGTGTATATCAACGCGTGGGACCCGTTGAACGCTTCCGGTTCGATGGTGACTGACCAGAACCCCAACAGCCCGTTTTTCCAGGAAGCCAATAAAAAAATGAAGATTGGTGGGAAAGACTGGCATCCGTCACGCACACTGAAAATCTTCAACGGCACACCGATTTATCTGGAGTTTCAGAGTTCATCGTTCGGATTCACCGGACGAAGTGTGTTTCAGCGCGTTCTTTATTCCCTGAAATCCTATATCAACACGATGGAGGCGAATGATCTCGTCAGCCAGAAGGCAGGCGTACTGGTGGCTAAAGTTGTGCAGAACGGTTCGAAACTTGACGGGATCATGGCTGCCGCCACGGGACGAAAAAGGGAAAATGTCAAAGAGGCAAAAAATAAAGGTGTGCTTAGTATCGGGAAAGATGAGGACGTTACCTCGCTGAATTTACAAAACATCGATGGCGCGCTAAATGCCGCCCGCGACAACATTATTTCCGATATTGCATCAGGTAGCGATGTTCCCGCGATTCTCATCAAGGAGGAGGCTTTCTCGAATGGTTTCGGTGAAGGAACTGAGGACTCGAAAGCTATCAGCCAGTATATCGATGGTGTGCGCCAGCAGATTGAACCCGTGATGGATTATTTCGAACGCCTGGTGCAGTACATCGCCTGGAACGAGGAATTTTATCAGTCGCTGAAAAATGATTACCCGGACATCATAACTGACGACTATAAAACCACGTTTTACCAGTGGCGACGTGAATTTACCGCGACGTGGCAGGAGCTGGTGGAGGAGTCGCCGGACAAACGCCGGGAAAGCGACAGTAAAGTGATTCAACAGGCGATAGCACTTTTCTCTGCCGTGTCGCCACAGGTTGATCCTGAAAACCGTGCCGCCGTCACTGAATGGCTGGCAAGCCTTGTTAATGCCACGCAAACCTATGGCGCAGCTCCACTCATCATTGATGTGGACGCGCTGGCGAATTATGAACCACCGAAGCAGGAGACGCCTGATGGCAATTTCCAGCCGGGCGGTGAGGAAGAAGAAACGGATCAGGACGCTGTATGAGGTTCTGACGGATGCCGTTAACTACTACGTAAATCACGGGTGGGATAGCGAAAAATCATTGCTCGAATGGTGCCGGAAACTCCGTGTAGCCGCTCAGCGAGAAACCCCTGATGATACCGTAGCCAGAAAACATCTCACCGCTATCTACAGCCGTCTTGTCATCGACGGCGGGGCATTACGGGATCAGCCTCCTGACGGCCCTAAAAAAATCACTGTTGAAAAACTGAAACCTGAGTTTCGCAAGGAACTCGACAGGCGAATTTTCGCCAGTGCCAACCTGATAAAACTCAACCGCGAACAGGCTATCGAGAAAACCATACAGCGTTTTCAGGGGTGGGTTACGTCCATTCCCCCTGACGGGGTGAGCGAAATTGATCGCCGGGAAGTGAAGGCCGGGTTTCAGAAATCCGTGAAGGATATGGATTTTATCAGTCGTCGGGTGGCAATTGACCAGGGGCATAAGCTGGCAAGCAACGTTAAGTATCTGCTGGCTGTTCAGAGTGGAGCGATTGCTCTGCGCTGGCATTCGAACTGGCGGCGTCCGGGCTACAAATACCGACAGGACCACAAAGAGCGCGACGAGAAAATTTATCTCCTCCGCGATTCGTGGGCACTGGAGCAGGGACTGATTAAGCCCGTATATGGTTTTTATGACGAAATCACTGCTGCCGGGGAGGAGGTTTATTGCAGTTGCGATGCTCTGCCGATCTACGCCCCTCAGAAACTACCCGACGAATTTTTAACGGAGAAGGGCAAACGTGAGTTTAACAGAACTTGAAGTGGCAGAACGCATCAGGGACGGAACCGTACCGTCTCCGGTGAAATTTTCCAACATGTGGCTGGTGAATTTGCGAATAACCGGAACCGGGCTTGCCTATCGCGCCGGGGAGAAAGAGCACGTCTGGCGTGATCCAAAGCTCTATCTGAATGAGGAGTTTTTAAGGCGATGCAATGGCCTTCCGGTTATCGCAAACCATCCTGATGACGCAGTCCTGACGGAGGAGGATTTTAAATCGCGGATCGTCGGTAGTGTCATGCTGCCGTATATCCGGGGTGACGAGGTATGGGCAGTGTGCCGTGTTTACCTTCAGAGCATTGTTGAAGAAATCACTGAGGGGGGTGTTTCGACAAGCCCGACGGTGGTGTTCAACAGCACATCAGGAAATGTGGAAGTACAGGAAGGTGACACCAATTTTTTAATTGAAGGTGTTCCTTTCCTTGTTGATCACATCGCCCTAGTGACGAAAGCCCACGGCTCGCTGGGCGTGTGGGATAAAGACCGGATCCCCGCAGGGGTTGAAGTGACAAACACAGGTGAAATCGAGATGAAAAAAGAAGAACTCCAGGCCCTGTTACAGGGGGTGGTGAACGATGCCCTGAGCGGCATTAATCAGAAAATCGATGGAGTAGTCACGCGCATGGACTCACTGGAACAGCGGGACAAAGCGCGGGCGGATGCCGAAGAGCAGGCGAAAAAAGAGGACGAAAAAAAGTCCAAAGCCGATGAAGCCGCAGAGGAACAGCGTAAAGCTGATGAAGATGCGACAAAGAAGGCGGAAGAAAAAGCCAAAGCTGACGAGGCAGCAGACAAAGATGCTAAGGAGAAAGCAAAGGCTGATTCCGAAGCAGAAGAACAGCGTAAGGCCGACGAGGAGGCAGAAAAAGAACGCAATGATTCTGCCCTGGCAGAAGCACAGGCAAAAGCCGACTCCGCATTCAGTGCCTGTGGTAAAAACGCGCCAGCACCGTTTTCTGGTGAAAATGCGCTGGACTACCGTAAGCGTGCGCTAATCGCTATGCAGAAACACTCTCCGGCACATAAGGACGTCAATATTCGCGCGATAGCGGATTCTGCAACGCTGGCTGTGCTTGAGGACGCAATTTTCAGTGCCGCCCGTCAGTCCATCGAGAAAGAAATGATGAGCACGCAGGGGCAACTGCATAAACGTATCCGCAGCGACGAAGCCGGACGTCGCATTACTGAATATCAGGGTGATCCGAACGTCTGGTTGGGTGCCTTCAAAATTCCGGGGCGTCGTCTGGCAAAAATTAACACTCAAGGGAGCCTGAACAATGGCTGATATTAACTTTCATCCGTTTAAAAACCGTGGAGCATTTGGTGGCCTTTTTAACGTCGAATCCCGTGGGCTGATGCAGGGGGATGCGCAGGATGATCCGGCAATTCGTCTGCAACTTTGCTCCGGTCGACTGGACAGCAAAATCACTGATCCGGTATGGGGTGGCGTTGGAGTTATGGAGTGCATTGCTCCCGCGAAAGACAGCGTTAACGGCGCGGTAATTAAGCAGGCTACACAAAACGCATGTAACGCCTTTACGGTCTTTAATCAGGCATTTCATGGTATTACCACGCCGGATAATCCGGTGCCGTTATATCTCGCGGGTGGCTTTGTTCACTATTACCGCGTTGGCTCAGGCGCCCGCATTCCTCTCCCGGTCAGTGCAGAAGTTGTTGCGTTGGCTGATGGCAATAACACCGTTGCTGCCAGTGGCTTTGTGTGGGATCTGACGAAAAACATGGTTGATGTTTATTCGGGATCACCCGGCGCTAATCCGAAAGTGGATATTAAGCTGCTGATGGTTTCAGTTGACGGAAACCTGACGGTGAAAAAAGAGGATGGCGGTAACGTTGTCTGGGAAAACGGCAAACCGTGCGGCCTGTTTTTAATTTAAGGGGATATTAATTAATGAGCGCATTTACTCCTGCGACTACTATTGTGTCGCCGTCAATGGTGCTGCCGGAAATGATCGTGCAACAGAGCATGGCTTCCGGTGCGTTTGAAGTCCTGGCTGGCGGTGCTCCAGCGGTAAAAATTAGTTCCAGTGATTTGATGGTCTATCAGAAATATCTGCGCATGACCTCGCAGGCGCAGGTCGGCCAGTCTCTGCCGGGCCAGTTACCGTCTTCCAGTATCTCTGGCGGCTATGACGGGATGATGACTTACCGAATTTCTTCCCGCTCGCAATACAGCTATCTCGATACTGATGCAGCAGATCGCTGGGGCTATTCTCTGATTGAAGGCCTGCGCCTGGCTAACCGTCAGGGACACGCTCAAATGTTGCGTAATATGCTGCTGTATGGCGTGAATGCAGCTAATAACGAGGGGATCACCAACTCCCCGAACGCAGTGACGCTGAATCTGGGCAACGACAGCAAAGGGAATGATTCATATACCACCTGGGATTCCGGTGAGATGGCTAAATTTATGCTTGGCCTGATTGCTGACCAGAAAACCCGCATGTTGCTGCTGGGACAGCCATTAACGACTGTTATTCTGAGCCCACAGCGATTCATGAAGGCGCTGGAGTGGACAGGAATTGTTGAGCTGACCAGTTACCAGCGTCCTGGTGGTGGTACCGGAACGGTGGGAACGATAGTTAAAGACGTCGCCGATAAGGCGACAGGTGATGACATCATTTTCTGCCAGGACGACACGCTGATTGGTAAAGGCGCTGGTGGTAATGACCTGATCATCGTTACGAACCCGACGATTGAGGTTCCGGAAGCGCGTCACACCATTAACACCAATATTTTCTCCACGCTGGTACCTAACCAGCAGGCCGTCAACGTGATGTTCTGTGATATGGCAGCGCCGACGGAAATTCCGTCCCCTATGCCGGATGGCGGCCTGACCACGTTGTATACCATGCGTGCGACGCCGGGCTGGAACTTCCGCCCTGAGGGGATCACCCTGTTGTCTGCCAAATACGCATAAACGTTCAATCTGATAATGCGGGGAGCTAAATGCTCCCCTTTTTTGTGGGAAAAATTTATGAAGCTCTACATCGCTAACTGCTCACGTCAGCCGCACACGTTCAACTACAAACTCCCCGAAAAAACGCAGTCGTTCGGTGTGACAATTCCGTCCGGACGTCAGCATATGATCGAAAATCAGTCCGATATTATCGACCACATCATCCGACAGCATGAGCCTTATGGATTCCAGCGTTGTGACAAGGTGGACAAGAATTTTTCCGGTATCTGCTATTCCATCGATAAACCTGTGAGCGTCGGTCGCATTGAGGATTGCGCGGAGCAGAAAACGGAAAATCTGGAATCCCTGTCAGAAGAAATTCTCGCAGCCAGCGCCGTATCGCTGAATAACGCAGTGGATCAGGCAGTGATTCAGAGTGGCGAAAAACCTCAACCGGGTGGTATTGAAATGGAAATCACCGGGGAAGCGATTAACACTGAACAGGAAAATCCGCCCAGCACAAAGCGAAATATTAAGGTTAAAAAATAATGACCCTGCGTCCGTCACTGGAGGGGTTTATTCGCTTTGTTCGTGACGACATGAAAGTACCGGTTCACGCTATTGCTGACGATGATCCGACGCTGGAATGTTGCTTTCAGTCTGCGATGGAGCTAATCCCTCATGATCAGGGGCTGGAGCGTTTACCCATCATCTATGTGCGAACGGTTTATAACGCTGCCGCCTCATTTCTCCTGAATTTCGCTCCCGGCTCGTGGTTTGCCGACCTGAGAAAAAAACTCAACCTTGGGAAACTGGCTACCGGGCTTGTCAGCGCGGCAGCAGACCAGGGGACATCGGGTTCGATCACCATCAGCGACGCGCTGAGTAATCTGTCTTTGCTGGATTTGCAGATGTTACAGGATCCGTATGGACGACAGGTTGTTGCGGTGCTGATGCAGATGGGCACGGTATGGGGGTACACGCCATGAAACTTTGTTTTGGTGTTGTTGACCAGCCGTATGACTACGGTGACGAACCGGGAAAAACCACGTTCGACGTGGCCTGTGACCTCGAGGAGCGATACGAAATTTTTACGCACTTCTGGGAAATGCATAAGGACGAGATTATCCAGGAGGCAGGGGAGATGGTTGCGTTCCAGCTCATTCGCCATCTCAAAAATAAAGTGCCGTTGCCACCTGTGCAGGTTATGGGCGATACCCGCGGGATTTTTCACCGTTTTCTGGAAGCCGAGGAAATGGCCGGGATGACGATTAACGAAAACCCTGTGCCAACTCAGGCCGCGCTACTGGGCGTTAACTCCAGGCTTAAGGACAAATATACCGGAGAGCGGCGTCCGTCATTCATAGACGGCGGCCTGTTTAAGGGCAGCTTTATAGCGTGGATAGATAATAATGCCGAGTCTTGAGGAATTAGCCGAACAGCACAGTTCGCAGCTCTCGTCCGTTCTTAAATCCGCAGTTGAAACCATCTCGTCAGACCAGGAAATCACGTTCAGGCTCTATGTCCGGCAGGTTCTGCCGCTGGATGGCTTTGTCTATTGGGTTAATGCGGAAATCATCAGTTGCGATGAACTGTGTCGCCTGAATATTGAGTCACCAACTCGTCTGAAAATCAAAGGCAGCCTGCATCGTCAGGTTATTGCGATTCAGGACGAGTCTGTCTCGAAGGATGTGAACAACATTATTTTCACGCCTGTTCAGCAGGTTGATGATTTTAATGTGGAAAATCCCGATGCGATCTATCTCGGTGAGTACGGAGGCGTCCAGTTCGCTTTTTCACGAATGGAGAGCCGTTATCAGCAGTCGGGTATTTTTCATTATCGCGGCATGGCGATTTTGCCAACCATGCGTTCCCAGATTATCGACTGCGAGGAGGATATCAGCGACGAGCAGATCATCTCTAACAGCATCCCGATCTGGCTGCAAATGAAAGATGCCGCGACCGTGTATCCGTCTTACCTGGTACCGCAGAACCTTCGCCCACCGTATATCGCGGTGGATGTTCGCAACAGTATTCCGTTGCAGGTGGCTCCCGTTGTTTTCGGCGGTGAGCGGTTTCAGCTCGTCCAGGATTCGGTTCGCCTGACGCTTTACGGATTCAGCAACAAAATGGCGCTGGATCTTGTCGACTCGGTGGTGAACAGGGCGCTGGAGGAGGAAAGGTTTGGTGTAACCAATATTCCGGTGGTTCAGGACGCAAAGTCGGGACAGGTTGAAATCAACGCTCTGGCGAAGAAAAAGATTGTCGATTTTGACGTGAATTACTACCAGAGCACCGCCCGGGAAATGTCCCGGCAGTTGATTGAAAAAGTTATTTGTAAATATGAGGTTAAATAATGGGATTTAATATCGTCACGGTGAATGTGTCCCAGAGCATCGGGGCCATTCCCTCGAATTTGCAGCAGATGTCTGCGGTTCTCTCGTTTGGTTCCACGACTCATGAGCTGGGAAAACCCGTATTACTCACCCGTAATCAGGACATTAACGAACTGGTTAAAAATCCGATTGCTGCCTTGTCGGCGGCTGCCGCAGGAAAATCTGCGGCAAACGTCACCGTTACGATGACGCTTCCGGAAGGGAGCAACATCCGACGCGAAAACAGTTCTGAGGTGAAAATTGTTGTTTCCGGGTGTTCTCCCGACGCGTGGAATGGCGAATATACTGCTACCGTCACGGATGAAAAAACACTGACCTGGACTATTACTGGTTCTCAGCTTTCCGGTTCGCCAGTGACACTGGGGCAGTTTTCCATTGCTGGCAGTGAAAATCTGGTGACGGCAGTAAACACGTTTTTTGCCCAGGGAAATTCAGTTGGGATTTACCTGCTGGAGCTGGGAGTACAGAAAGGCGGAGTCAGTAAGGAAATCGCTGCGCTGAAATCTTATATGGAAGATCCGCTCCTGCGTTTTTATGCGTATCTGGTGCCGCAGCCGTGGGATGGTGACGCAGAATTTATCAGTCTGGCAAAACTCCACACCGCCAACGAAGCGATGCAGTATTTCTTCGTGCTGACGAAAACGCCGGACGACACGAATTACGTTTCGCCTTATGCCGGTATTAAGTCGGTTATTGCAACGGCGGATGATACGTACCCGGCGACAAACGCGGCAGCAGCCGTAATGTGGAACTATGTTTCCGCATCACCTTCAGAAATCAACAAGGTGCCGCCGATGGCATTTCGCTATCTGCAGGCGGTAAACGCCCACAAGGGCAAAAATTCCATTCTGGCCACGATGACAAAGCAGAATATTAACTACGTCGATACGGGTGCTGAGGGTGGAATTTCCAACACGATTCTGGTGAAAGGCGTTACCAGTGACGGTAACGATATGACGTACTGGTATTCCGTAGACTGGGTGCAGATTAACGTCGATATGCAGCTCGCCAACACGGTGATCAACGGCAGCAATAACCCAATTAACCCGCTTTACTACAACCAGGACGGAATCGACCGTCTACAGCAGGTCGCACAGGCGGTGTTCAATACGGGCGTATCTTACGGCCTGGTCAACGGCCAGCCTGTCGTCGATGCAGTGCCTTTCCGCCAGTATATCAACACTAATCCGAATGATTACGGTATCGGGCGTTATGCAGGCCTTTCGGCCTCCTATACGCCGATGCGCGGATTTGTCGAAATCATTTTTAACATCAATGTGACAATGCAGCTTTCGTGAGGGACTGAACCGTGCCTAATCCAATGATCCCCGTTGGCACCCTTAACCGGGTTCGCGCCAGCGTTAAATTCACCTCTCATTCCGAACTGAATGTGTCCGCCTCATTTCTGGCAAAAGAAGGCGTCGAATTGTCCTTTCAGGGCAATATCACGGAGTTTTTACCCGCTATGACGGGAGCCGTGCAGTCGCCGCAGCCATACATGATTTTACAGGCGCGTGTTCATCTGCTGCGTAGCCAGGCGCTGGGAAAACAATTCAAGGCGCAATGGGAAAAGAATGCCACGATCGGCGACGCAAAAGTGTATAGCGACAGCACGGTATTCGGTGACTTCGATATCTATAACACGGCGATCACCAACGTGCAGGATATGACCTTCGCCGGGGGCGAGCCGGGTGTGGCCATCACCATTACCGGTACGTATTACATCAACTCTGAAATGTGGGATCTGGTATGAAAATCTCCCGAAATCTGAATCTGATTATTCCTGTCCGGACAGAAAAGGGTAATGGCTGGATCCATGCCACGCCGATCAGCAAAGAGGTGTTTAAAGAGCATTTCTTCATTCTGAGTAAAACTTTTTCTGCCATTTTCTCCGAAGGTCTTGGCGTCGTTGCGGGTCCGCGTATCGCCTGCCTTATGCTGGAACGGATCTCCTCAGATATGAACATCTGGGATGGCGAAAAGGGCGTTCGTAATACGCTCGTGAATGAAATCATTCGCCTTGCGAATCTGGTTTACCCAGTCGAAGGGAAAGGTTATGACACGCTCCCGCTTGATATGGCGCTGGAGCGCGGCATCGTTGAATTTGATGATGTGGCAGGTGAACTCGTTTTTTTTACATGCGTCTCGTCGATAAACACACCGGAGCAGACGGAGCAGATGATGCTGGCAGTCAGTGGAATGTGGAACAGTCGCACTTCATCCTTGAGTCTTACGGAATGGATTGCTTCATTGCCGACATTGAAGCCTGTCGCCAGTTCTGGCGCGACGGCGAGCACGTTATCAGCGACATCCTCGACTACTCAGCCGGAGACGGATTCAGCGACATCTGGGCAAATTCCGGTCTGAATGTAAAAACAGCAGCTCAGTTTCGTGAGCTGCGTAAATGCACGACGCCGGGAGGTGTATTGAATGTCAGGTAATCAGATGCCAGTTCTGACACTGGACGTTAATGAAGAACATCTTAAGCGACTTGAGGCGATATTTGAAAAGTATCGCAACGGGCTGATGATTGGCCCTGCCGGTACGCCTCTTAAAATACCTTCAAATATAGATCCGGGAGGTGGCGTCCGGCAGACAACTACAGGCGGAGAAGCCAATCAGGCTCCCAGGAAACCATCTTCACCCGCGCCAGTTTCGGCTGCTTCCACTGATGGACGTTTAAGGGATGAAAAAGGGCGCTTTGTTGGAAGCGGGAAAACACCTGATTCGCTGGTGAGCAACTATAAAGGTCGCGGCGAAACGATGTTTGATAAGTACCTCAGTGGGCTGGGTAAAAACGCTCAGGGGACGCTGAAAACTTACAAACAGATCAATTCAACGCTTAAAACGACTAATTCCCGGTTAAAAAGCCTGTTTAAAACCACGGTTTCGTGGGGGGCGAAAATAGCTGCAATAGGGGTTGCGGGGCCGTTTGGCTACGGCTATATGGCAAGTAAAGTCGCAGCACAGTATAGCGTGGCTCAGGGGTTAGGGATGGAAACAGCCCAAATGCAGGCCGCACGTGCCACCTATTCGCCATATTTTTCTGGCACAGAAGAGCTGGTTCAGCATCTGGCTAACGCACAGAAAAACCCGAACGATCCAAACTATGCTGGCCTGGTTAGTCTTGGAATTGATCCGCGAGATGGTGCTGCAAAGAATCTGCCCAAACTTATGAGCGCGCTTGCATCTCTCGTTAAGCAATATAAAGGTTCAGGACTTACTCAGGGGATTCTCAACGGACAAGGGCTTGGATTTGTTGATGTCGCGACAACTAACCAGATGGAAGCGAATCTGGACAAGATCCCCCAACTGAATGAGAAATTTGCAGCAAATACCAGGTTACTCGGCGCTTACCTCACGCCAGCTATGCAGTCAGGTTATCAGGACACGGTGAGTAACCTGATGGTAAATGGAAACAGAATATCAAATTCCTGGTATGCAGCTCTCGCCAGATATAACCCACTAATCAGAGGTGCATCAGATGGACTGACATCCAATATTGAAGGTTTTCTGAATGGTGGAAATTTTCAGAAAATTCTCACTGAGGCTGGCGAAGGGCTGGAGAAACTTGGTAAGTGGCTGAATAGCGAACAATTTAAAAATGATCTTGACGATTTTTCTCTGGCGGTGAGCCGGATTGCAAAAGCAATATGGTCAGCTATCAAATGGATCGGTGGGGAAGATAAATATCTCCCCGGAACCGGAGTTGGTGCTGAACAGGCAGATCCAGTTCTTGCGGCATTTGGAAATAAATATCTCGGTGGTGCGTTGCCAGGAGCAAACCCGATGACAAATCAGTATACGGGTGAGTTTTATAAACAGGATGATGTATATAAAAATTACCGTATGCCTAATGATTTAAAGAGAAATATTCAGAACTTTGTAGAGCAAGCCAATAATACTTATCGACTTCCTAAAAATATGATGTCAGCTATCGCGGAGGTTGAATCTTCGTGGAATCCTCTGGCAAGAGGAACTCCAGATGAAAAAGGTAGATTCGCTAAGGGGTTGTGGCAATTCTGGGATAGCACCGCAAAACAGTATGGTCTGGTGGGTGATGATGTTTATGACCCAAATAAATCCACTCTTGCGGCTGGCCGCTTTTTAAATGATCTGAATCGGCGTTATAAAGGCGATGTGGCAAAAATGCTTACGGCATATAACGGAGGTCGTATTGATAGAGATGGAAATCTAAGTTTGAGAATGGAGACTGTAAAATATTTAATTAAATTATTGCCTCAGATACAGGGAGCCTTGGATCAACACCCTGGTATTATGAATCAGCTAAGAAATGCCAGAGATAACCTTCAGGGTGCTGGCAAAAATGCCCGCGCAATAATTGAGCTTCAGGTGCGACAATCGCCTGGTTCCGACATACTGGCACAACTCGCCGGAACGCAACAAATACCGGGGTAAAAGATGTCACTTAATTACTTTGGGCAGGCTTTCAAACTGGCGTTTGAAGTATCGCCCATTCTTTTAGTTGATGGCATAGCGTCGAAAATTCCCGGCGGGGTGATGCCGATTGCTGTTTTGACCGAAGGCCTAAGCATTGCGAATGGTCTGCTGCATGGAGAGATTCATACACGCTCGATGGTGGCATTCACGCCAATGGCCGGGACAACGCTGGTACAGCAGGATATCTGCAACCTGAATTTCTATAACCAGGTAACGGCAGCGAATGCGACCGTCAGGAAGCCTAACCGGGTAGTCATGCAGATGATCCGTCCGGCATCAACGGAGGACGGTGGCTACACCACGAAGGGGATGACGTTTACGGCGCTGAAAATGGCGCTTGATATGCATAACCAGTATGGCGGTTGCTACACCGTTCTGACTCCCTCGTTTATCTACACGCGCTGCCTGATGCGGTCGTTTATCGATACATCCGGTTTCTCTGAGCAGAACAAGCAAGTGCAGCACACCTGGCAGATTGAGTTTGAGCAACCATTGTCGTCTGTCGAACAAACAGTAAAGACGCTGGCGAGCGTTCTGGATAAATTTGATAAAGGGATGCCGTCAGACGGGCCGCTATCGTGGTCAGGTATTAAGAACCAGGTCGTGCAGGAGTTTGGTATTGGCTTATGACAACGTTAATTCCTTTCAAACCGGACGGGCGAGGTCCGTTTCAGTTCACGGCCAGAATCGGAGAATATGAAACATTCGCCCGCGTTCCGTTTAATCTGTACGCAAACCGTTACTATCTGGAACTGAAAGACAGTTCTGGCAAGGTCATTGTATATACACCTCTGATTGCTTCCCCTGATGGTTACGATATTAATCTGGCGCTTCTATTTGCGCCGGGAAAGCTCATTTTTCGTGAAAGTACTAATCAGTTTGAGGTTTCGTAATGCGTTATTACCGCCTGGAAATCATTAACCCTAAAACAGGCAAGTCGCCAGTGGATAGCAACGGAAAACCTATCGGGCCTTTTGATACCAGTAAGACACCAGGTTGTGGGTTACATGTTGAATTTGACTTTGAAGTAACCGGCCTGGATGTAGTCAGGTCTGGCACGATGCTGACGATCTACGGATTACCAATCGAGATGTTGAAGCAAAGCGTGAGTTTGCAGGGGTGTCTGGTCCGTATGAAAGCGGGCTTTGTTGAGGGATTGCCTTTGGCAAACCCGGAACAACAGGGTGAAGTAATCTATGGTGAAATTTATCTGGCCTACGCCAACTGGATTGGCACAAACCAGACTTTAAATCTGGTCATTAACCCCACCATACGCAAAACCGATGACGGTAAACCGTTCTTTATCAAGGGCGAAGGGCGAACCGGGGAAAAGGTGGGTGATGTTATCTCCCGCGCGTTGCAAAAGGCATTTCCGAATAAATTGATCGATTGTACCGTCAGCGACAGCCTCGTTTTGCCAGAGCCGTGGAATGGAACCTACGAAGACATTGGTTCGCTGGCGATGGTTCTCCGTAGTGCTTCAATCGCAATGATACGCGATGAGAAATATAGTGGAGTTACCATCAGCATCCTTTCAGACAGAATACGAATTTACGATAACGCGTCAGCAAAGTGGGGAGAGCCCAAAACAATTCATGCCCATGAACTGATTGGGCAGCCGACCTGGATAGCGCCGTTTACTGTCAGTTTCAAATGTCCTCTGCGGGGCGATATCAGGTGTGGTGATGTGGTTAAATTGCCGGAGGGGCTTTACTCCGGCGCTGCGTCGATTGTGATGGCTAACACAACAGCCCCCAGCGTTATCTCCAAAAATTCGACCACGTTCACCGGAAAATTTCTGGTTAAGTCTGTCAGACACATTGGAGCATATCTTACTGCTGACGGCGATGCCTGGGTGACGGTTTTCGAGGCATATGCTGAGAACTGGGTGAGGGGGTAATGTCAAACGCTCAAAAATTACCGCTTCTCCGAACGTTGTCGGAGATGATGACCAGCTCTGGTAACCAGCAAGCCGAGCTGAAAGGACGGGAATTACCCTGTCATGTGGTGGCGGTGAACGGTCAGATAGTCACTGTTCAGTTCGATATGTTGCCAGAGGGGATCACCTTTCCTCAGATAACAATACCTGTGGCCACGTTCCCGTATATCCGTTTCCCGATACAACCAGGAGATCAGGGAGTGACGATCGCCGCCGATGTATCCCTGCGCGGTGTGTCCGGATTAGGGACAGGAATGGCGACTCTTTCCTACTCGATGTCGCTGACACCGCTGTTTTTCGTGCCTCTGGCAAACAAGGACTGGTCCGAAGAAGATCCGCGAAAAATTGTGTTATACGGTCCTGACGGCGCAATTATTAAAACAGAGGACGGCAGCAGCTCGGTAACGGTGGCGCCGGAAGAAATCAGGCAAAAGTCGAAGGTAGTTTACCTCGAGGCCGAAGATATTTTCCTGAACGGCCAAATTCACCTCAACGGACCGATCGTCCAGGACAAAGCCCAGATGAAGGATACAACCGCTTCGCTGATTGGTCCTCTTAAGGTCGAGAAAGATGCAGTTATCAACGGCGTGAGCGCCAGCAGCCACAGTCACGATGTGACTGGTGTTCAAAGCGGTGGCAGTACGATCACGTCGAAGAAACCAAATCCGGGTTAATACCGGTTCATTTCACTTTAAATACTACCCATAAAACGAAAACTCCGACTGTTGGCCCAGTCGGGGTTTTCTGTTTCTGACCTTGAATAAGGCAAGGAGAAGTCGTGTTTGATTTTAGCAAACTGATTCGGGAGATTCGAGTTATGGCTGAAAAATTATCCACCTGGAAGTTTTTGCTTATTTGGTTGGTCTTTCTGATTCTGGCGTCTGGGTATTTTGTTGGCCAGATCCGATGGTGGTGAGGGCACGATGAGAACATGGGGCCGCGTCACCGACGCGAACGGCAACAAAAAATGGGTTGCTGTAGAATCTGACGCCAACGGTGATTTCTCCTACGGCTGGCTGACGACGCTCATTCAGACGTTAAAGCTGGGGTTGGGGGAGTCGCCGTTTTACGCGAATTACGGCATTCCAGCGCAGCAGTGCATCGTGCAGCAGATTTACCCGGACTACTATGTGAACATGGTTCAGCAACAGTTTGCCGGGTATTTTGCATCGCTGGCAATTTCAAAGGTAGATGGGGCAGAGAACCCCACCTATAACATCGATGTTGTGTTTTTTAATGGGACCAGTTACCGGACGCAGGTTCCGGTTTGAGTCAAATTTTCGGGCATCAGTTGGGCCAGTGGCGTGTTAAGAAGTTCATCGCGTGGCATGACAATCCATCCACTTTTGCGTAGTAAGTGAATTGCCCATTCTGTGGTTATAACTGAGCCTGATTTGTGGTGCTCAATGTGGGTAACCGAGCCGTTTCTGACGCGCATGATGATGTCAACATTCAGAGGGGATTGTGTGCTGGTGGTATCTTCGCGCAGCTTCTTCTCGCACTCGATGAAGTATCGGCGGATCTGGCGGCCTTTTTCGTTGCGTTCGACCATCGCCAGCTCTTTGGCGGTGTCCAGGGTTAGGTGGTAGTCCTTGCGGTTGTGGCCTCCCCGGCCTTTTGCTTCCCGAATTTGGGAAGCAATCACATAGTCCTGATTTTCTACGAATTCATACTCGCTAAGTCGCTCGGTGATCCAAGTGGCAAAGCGCTTACCTACTTCGAGAAAGGCATGCAGATCGCGAGCGTTGCATAGAAGGATGGTTTCGTTTGAGATAGTTCCGTTGAAAACGGGGATCAGTTGGGTTGTCATGATGACCTCTTGTATCTTTTTCGAAGAAGAACCAAAGTGGCGTCGGGAGGTTCGAAACGGCTACAAGTACCGCGGACTTATTCCCCTTTCGGGTGTTGTATTCGTCGCCCTCCCGACATTGATCGGGGATGTGGTTGCACATGATGCAACCACTGAAAAAATAGGCATAAAAAATCCAACACTGACGGGGTTGGTTGCGTACCGCTTGTAAGAGGTTTCGACGCCTCAGTTCGGATTGTAGCCAGAGTTGGATGCCGTAGTCAATTTAATGATAGTGCATCATATCTTTTTGCCCTCAAGATGGCACTGGTAAGACGTTCCGCCGTGTTCATAAATCGCCCAATCAATAGCTTCTCCAGAAATCCGATTAATAGTTACGTGAGATTGAGGAATCCAATTAACTTTATCCCTAGATGCCTCGACAGTATATTCTATACGTAGGTCATTAATTGTTGGGCGATTGACTCTAAACCAAGTATCATCACGGCCTAATGATTCGTTGTTTTGCATTATAATTACTGATTCAGTAAACCACGTTGTTTTTTTACCATCGGCAACACATGCATTTCCAGAGTCAATTCTAATATTAAAGCATAATTTATCATTTAAAAGGTAAGGTTGGGGCCAGATTGCGGAGGTTGCGGTGTCGTTGCTATTAGATGGCTTACATATTATTCTTGATATGTTAGATGAGTGTGAAGAAAAACTCACAAAAAGAAGTAGGGATAAAAATTTCAATTTCATAAATATCACCGCCTGATTTTACATGTTTTCTTTACAGGAATTGATTGCAGCTTTATATGCTTCCGGGAGGCCATCTAATGGGAAGAATAGTTTTTGTGGTTTTTCTTTGCTTTCAGCTGGCGGAGTGTACCAAAAAGAAAAACTACCTTTTCCTTTAGCTTTTAACAAATCACTAATCTTTAATGAGCTAATAGGACTGAACAAGTAACCCTCATTGATAGATGGGGTTGTTATAGAGTCCTGCTTTTGTTGTCCGCTGATTTTATAACTTACAGGAAGGAACGGTGGTAAATCCATTTGTTTATATCCAATAAAATGATTGATAGTTACATCACCGGGCTCACATTGAGTTAATGGTGATATATCAATAAATAAAGTTGATTTATCCTGCGGCAATTTGGATTCAACACCAATACGATAAGCCATAGTGGTAGGCATGGTAAATTCAGCATAATACCATTTACCGAACTGTTGAATGTCATTCATTCTCTCTGTGGCATCAATTGCATGAGAAACACCAGAAAATAGCAGTGAGCTAATCAAAATCCCTAATGAGTTAAATTTCATAAAATCCTCTTGAGATTAATTATGTCAGAAATACCAATTACTATGACCAGTGCGGGTGCGCAGCCTACGCCACCCAATGACTTACTTGCGAATCTTATCACCAGAGTTGCTGAAAAAGTACCTGGATATACAGCCAACCTTCCTGCGGGACTTATTACTGACCTTGCCAGCACGGCAGTCGGGGCGCTGGCATTAATAGACCAGGCGCGGGTGGACCTTATTAACTCCGTAAGCCCATACGGCGCAAATATTCCGTTACTGATGCAACTCGGAAACATTTATGGAGCACAGAAGGGATTAAGTACAAATACGGCGGTATACGTGGTGTTTGAGGCGTTGCCGGGGTTTGGTATCCCTAAAGGATTTGTGGTTGGAGACGGTAACTACCAGTATGCGGTTTCCCGCGATACTGTGGTACCGGACAGTGGGCAGACTGAGCCAGTTTACTGTGTGGCCACAACGTCAGGCTCATGGGCTGTACCGGAAGGGACCGTGACGCAGGTTATTACATCAGTACCAAAAGACCAGCCTGTAAAATGCACGAACCTTACCGCAGGAATGCCAGGTCAGGAGGCGCAAACGTGGGCATCTTACCGCGCTGAAGTCATGGAGTCCGGCATGTTTGGAGTGCAGGGAACGCCGGATTGCTTTAAAGCGATGCTCAAATCAGTAAGCGGTGTGCGAGAAAACCTGATTTCTTTCCGGCAGTCGTCGCTGGGGAAATGGGTTGCGGTTGTTGGTGGCGGTGATCCGTATGATGTGGCTTATGCGATTTACAAATCTGTACCGGATATTTCGAAACTGACCAACGATGTTAGCAATCCATCCGGTGCGGCAGTGGAAAAACGCACGGTTTCAATAACCGTTTCACCGGACGTTTATCAGGTGCCGTTCGTTATCCCGTCATCACAAAACGTCATGGTGCTAATCACCTGGAACACGGTGTCTGATGATTATGTTGATCCGGCGGGTATTGCTATGGCTGTGCAGCAAAACGTTGCTGATTACATCAATTCAATTGAAGTCGGACACCCGATAAATCTTCTGCGTATCCAGGATATTTTTACCAGTTCCGTCAGGTTGCTGGTTGATGCAACATTGATCTCAACAATCAGTGTGAGCATTGGCATTAACGGCCATATCGTTCCTCCGGCAAAAGACACAAGCCTGGTTTATGGCGATACCTATTCCTATTTTTCAACGGTGGCATCACAGGTTCAGGTCAACAAGTATGCAATATCTGACTGAGAAAATTCTCCCTGCTTATCCATTTGTGCAGTACAGAGATGATCCGAATGTTGTTGCGTTCTTTGATGCATACAATGAAATTGCTCAGGAATACCTCGATTCACTCAACAATCTGGCATTGCCATGCTGGACATCGGAATCAATAACCGGGCAATTGCTGGACTGGATTGCACTCGGGATTTATGGCGTTGAAAGGCCTTTACTACAGGTTTCCGAGGAGGCTATTGCACGCGGCGCATACGATACCATTGAATACAATACAATCCCTTATGCGGCAATGCGGAATTATGTTCCGGGGCAGGCATCGTATGTACCTGATGATTATTTCAAACGAATATTAACGTGGAATTTTTATAAGGCTGACGGTTCGCATTTCTGCATTGACTGGTTAAAGCGCCGTGTGGCGCGGTTCATTCATGGGAAAAACGGAATAGATCCGCCGTTGCAGCACACTTTTGATGTGAGTGTGACAGTATCGGACAGCGTTTTTTCTATTCAGATACCAGAGTATGGCGATGGTATAGGCTATTTTCTGAAAGATGCCATTGACCAGAAATATGTAAAACTCCCTTTTATTTATTCCTATGCAACAACGGTGATTCAAAAATGATTCTTGGATTTGGCAATAACGTTGTTTCAGCACTGGCTGGTAATATCACCACGATTCAGACTGATATTCCGGTAATGCCCGGTACAGGGGCTAAATTTGCAAAATTGCTTTCTGCCGATTTTGAAAATAAATCGAACGGGCAACGTGTCTATGCAAAAATTACGCTTACCGATAATAAAGAGTCTGCATTTGAGATTTGTCACCTGGTATCGGTAAGCGGTGATGTGTTGAAAGTCATTCGTGGGCAGGAAGGAACAACCGCGAAAGGTTGGTCCCTTAATGACGTTGTGGCTAACTTTGCCACGCGTGGTTCGGAAAACCATTTCGTACAGATAGCGCAGCTTCAGAGTGGTCATTATATTGCGGGAGTTGCTGGCGGCACTGCAAACGCGCTGACTCTGGAGCTTCCCGCGACATTTTTTGTTAATGGAGGTACAGACTGGACGCTACGAACCCCGATTATCGTTTTCCCCGTTCAGAACAATACCAATGCCGCGACACTTCAATTAACACTGGGCGGAAAGGCTCTTGGTACGTTCCCGCTTTATAAGGGGAACAAGTCCGAGCTGGTAGCGAACGATATCATTAAGGGTATTCCTTTGATTTGCCTTCTTGATAGCGAGAAAAGCTATTTCAGCGTGATAAACCCCGGCAATATCTATTCAGATTTTGATCTGCGATATGTAAAAAAATCTGGTGATTTGATGACCGGGGAACTGAAAATCCGTGGTGTTAATGCGCTGAGGATTTTCAACGAAGCATTTGGCCTGATTTTTCGTCGTTCGGAAGAGTGCCTGCACCTTATCCCTACCAGTGAAGGTCAGGGCGAGAATGGCGATATTGGTCCACTTCGACCGTTCACTATTAATCTGCGGACGGGTGAAATATCCATGTCGCATAAAGTGTCTGTTGGCGGCGGTTCTCAGGTCAATGGTGCGCTGGGTATCGGCGTTCAGAACGCGCTGGGCGGAAACTCAATTGCTTTCGGGGATAACGATACAGGTATAAAACAAAACGGCGACGGCATTCTGGATGTTTATGCGAATGGACAGCATGTATTTCGTTTCCAGAATGGTGTGGCGATAGCGTTAAAAAGTATTCAGACCGGAAATGCTAAAAAATTCACGTTTTCCAGCGCCAACAACTCCACGAAAAACGTAGGGTTTAATTTATGGGGTAATTCATCCCGACCTGTAGTTGCAGAGCTTGATGATGATTCCGGCTGGCATTTTTTCAGTCAGAGGAATACGGATAACAGTATAACGTTCGCTGTAAACGGGCAGATGGTTCCATCAAACTACGGAAACTTTGATGCCCGCTATCAGACCAAAACAGGCGGTGTACAGGATGTGCGTCTGGGCAGTGCCATTGGTATTGGGCGTGGCGGGAACGCACCATCAGGTCACCTTATCAGCGGTCTTGATGGTGGTCAAAGTGTAGACTGGGCCAATGCCCGCCCGGTGCAGGTTCTGATTAATGGCGTCTGGCGGAATGTAGCGAGTTTGTAATCATGATTCACTTAAAAAATCTTACGGCACAAAACCCTAAAACAATTGAGCAATACCAGCTGGCGCGACAGCATAAATTTTTATTGTGGCTGTTCTCCGATGATGGCCAGGAATGGCACGAAGCCCAGGAAAAATTTCAGCCAGACACTCTGAAAGTTATTTATGTTGAAACTGGCGAAGTGGTCTGGGTCGGAAAAGACATCACCTCAATCTGCCCGGAAAATAAAAGCGTGATTGAGCTACCGGATATTACCGCCAATCGTCGCATTGAGGCGTCGGGTTACTGGTTTTACCGCGATGGCAATTTTATCTTCGACTACAAACTTAAAGCGGAAGATGAACGCGATGCCCTGTTACAACGGGCCAGCATCATGACCAGCGAATGGGAAAAAGACCTGCTGCTGGGATTAATCAGTGACGAAGACAGGGAGAAGCTGAAAGCGTACCGCATTTACGCGAAATCGCTGCAGGCGATGGATTTCAGCCCCATCACTGATAAAGCTTCATATAATGCCATTGAATGGCCCGTCTCTCCGGAAGCCTCTTCCTGATTTAATTTATTGAGAGAAAAACTATGTCTGTAGTGATATCAGGTGCGCTGATAGATGGCGCAGGCATCCCCATGTCCGGATGCCACATAATTCTGAAATCCCGGGTAAACACCTCAGAGGTGGTGATGCGCACAGTTTCCGACGTGGTGACAGGAAACTGTGGCGAGTACTGTTTTAAAGCGCAGACCGGAAAATATTGCGTATATCTGAAACAGGACTGGCACGACGAGTACTGTGTTGGCGACATTGCTGTATACGACGACTCAAAGCCCGGTACGCTGAACGACTTTCTGACTGCCCTTGATGAAGGTGATTTAAAGCCGGATGTAGTGAAACGCTTTGAGGAAATGGTGGCGCAGGCGCAGCAGAGCGCGGAAGCGGCAGCGAAAAGCGAACAACTGGCCGGGCAACACGTCGCTGATGCGCAGAAGATAAAGGCAGACTGTCAGACGCTGGCGGATAACGTAGCGCAGAACGCAGAAGACGTTGCTGAAGACAAAAAGCAGGTGGCGCTGCTGGCATCATCTGCCACACAGGATGCGGCCCGCGCAGAGCAGGCGGTCAAAGATGCCGACACGATAGTCCAGAAAGCGGTCGATAAACTCGGTGAAGCCGCAACGCTGAGCGGCGAGGCAAAGGCCAGTGCAGAAGCAGCAGCAAAAAGCGAGCAGGGCGCAAAACAGCACAGGGACGAGGCGCAACGGATAGTTGATGACCTGAAGGGAAGCAATGCTTCCACGACAGAAAAAGGCCTGGTGCAACTCTGTAGTGATACGGACAACGACAGCGAAGAACTGGCAGCCACACCGAAGGCCGTCAAAACCGTCATGGACGAGACGAAAACAAAAGCGCCGCTGGACAGCCCGGCATTCACCGGCACGCCCACCACACCAACCCCACCGGACGATGCTGCCGGTCTGGAAACAGCGAACGCGGCATTTGTCCGCAAACTGCTCGCTGCACTGGTTGACTCATCACCGGAAGCCCTGGACACGCTGAACGAGCTGGCAGCGGCACTGGGCAATGACCCGAACTTTGCGACAACCGTCACTAATGCACTGGCAGGTAAACAGCCGCTTAATGACGTGTTAACGGCTGTCAGCAAGATAACACCGGAAGAAAACACACTGCCCTATTTCAGTGCAGATGGCAGGATTTTACTGGCGCAGTTGTCAGAAAAAGCCCGCGCATTACTGGCACTGGACACACCTGAAGCCATGCGCACGGAGCTTGAACTGAAAGCGGCTGCGACGATGGAACCCCAGACCGATATCCGTGACCGCACACCGGGCAGACTGGCACTGTCCGGCATGCATGGATTCGGTCAGGCATTCACCAGTGCCGACGCTCTGACATTTAACGGGCAGGCCGATTTTGTTGAATGGCTGAAAAAGGCCGCCCCGGGGCGTTATGCGGTCAGTATTGCGGACTCTTCCATGCTGCTGGTTGGCACCAAGAAATTTAACGGCACCATTGATGTGATGTGGTCGCCCTTTGATAACGATGAATCGGACACAGTGCGTAAATTCAAAACGTTGCTGTTTTTTAACCAGTATTACGAAGGTGAGCACAGTATTCATCGCCTGACTTACAGCTTTAGTGGAAACAACTGGAATGCAACAGTAAACCCCATTATTTACGACGGCGATTCGCTGGCGTTCCTGCTGTCCAGGACGGCGGGCTCAGGCTCATATTACAAATATCCGGCAGTTGGTGTGCCGATTATGGCGGCATATCAGGGGGAAAGTTTTGGTGCTGATGTGTCTCTGGGACTCGGTGATATTGTGCCGGGTTCCCGTCTTGGCCCTCTGGCTATGAATGCTTCAGTTAGCGATTCAGGGACATACGGATCCATACCGCAAGTGTCAATTGGTAGTGCCAGTACATACAACTTCCCCGGTCGTTATATGGCACTTTCTGGGTCACGCATTAATCACGGTAGAAAACTTGGCTATATTGGTCTTTTTGTGCGCATCGATTAACGGGGAATAAAACATGAAAATCAGAGCAGTAAAGGGCATCAGAAACGCCCATTATCTCGAAAATGGTGCGGTTGACTGCGAGGTGTTATTTGAAGGTGAAACGGAATTCGTCCCGTATACCGCCATGCAGGACGATAGCGCCCCGACAGGCCAGCACGTCTGGGAGGAACTTCAAAGCGGCAAATGGGGTGAAATCACCCCGTTTACAGTCACGCCTGAACTTATCGCAGCGGCAAAAGATGCCAAAAAGATGGAAATCGAGGCGTGGCGTACAGAACAGGAAGCACTGCCGTTCACGTTCGAATGGAACGGTCGCACCTGGAATGCTGGCCCTGACTCAATGGCCCGTCTTTATCCGGTAGTAATGGCGGCGAAATCCGATACAGCACGAACCGCCCTTGCATGGGGTGATGCCGATAATCAACAGGTGAAACTGTCAATGCCGGAACTTGAAGAACTGGCGGCAGCAATGGCGCAGGCACAGGTCGATCGCAATGACGAGATTTATCAGCGCCAGCGTGAAATGAAGGAAGAACTGAATAACCTGAATGATTTACGCTCAATCAGAGCGATGGTAATTAGTCGGTAA